ATCCAGTATATTTCTGTGAGCATATCTTAAATTTCCCTCTCTTCCCAATGCAGGCTAAAATACTCAGGGAGTTCTACAATCCACATAAGCATTATAACGAGCTGGTAATCATCGCAGGAAGAAGAGCATCCAAAACACAACTTGCCTCTTGTTTAGCATGTTATGAAGCATTCAAGTTAATCTGCCTGCAAGATCCAGCTAGACATTACAATCTTGCAAGAGGCCAGGAAATCTTCATCGTCAATGTCGCATCATCCAAAGAACAAGCTCGTGACACAGTATTCGCTGCAGTTGCAAGCAAAATAGAAGGCTCAGAGTGGTTCCAGTCACAAGATTATATAACTAGATATAATGAATTCTACTTTCCAGGTCCAAAAGTATTCCTCCGTTCAGATCACAGTAACTCATCATCACTAGTTGGTAGAACAGTCAAATGTGGTATACTGGATGAGCTTGCTAGATTCAAAGACAAGTCACAAAGGTCATCTGCAAAAGAAGTATATACAGCTGTCAAATACTCCACACAATCATTCGGCAAACACGGAATTACTGTTTCTATCACATCACCAATTCTTGCAGATGACTTCGCGATGCAACTCTATCATAAGTCGCAAGATCCTGTTCTCGGAAAGGGTATGCTAGGTTACAAGCTAGCTACCTGGGAGATGAATCCCAATATTACTAGAGAAGATCTGCAGCCAGAATTCGAAAGAAATCCAGAAATGGCTGAGAGAGACTTTGGTGCAAATCCATCACATGCTATCGAGACATATTTCAAAGAACCAGAGAGGATTGTGCATCCAGCTGTTATGACAAAACGTGAGCATCCTGTTATCGGGAATTACCCATCTCCTACATTTGTTGGCGATCCACGTTACACTTATGTTCTAGCTGGTGATCCTGCAATCAAGAACGATGCATTCGGTCTTGCATTAGGACACAAAAATCAAGAAGGCAAAGTCATAATCGACTTGATGCATAGATTCAAACCATCTGGTGGTAGAGAACTTTCATTTGACATGATTAAAAGATTCGTTGACTTACTATTACAAAAATTCAATATTCGACTGTTCGTCACTGATGTCTGGTACTATGTAGCACTCAACCAGGAACTGGAGAAGAAGAAAATCGAAGTTGTGAAACACGTAGTGAAAAAAGAAGATTATGATTATTTAAAAGAACTTATATACACTCAAAATATAGAATACTATAACCATCCAGTATTCATAGAAGAATTGCAAAATCTAGAACTAGTTCGTGATAGAGTAGACCATCCTAGAGATGGATCGAAAGATATCGCAGATGCAGTCTGTAATTGTTGTTATGGTTTGAGAAAAATTGAAAACACAAGAAGACCAAAAGCATATCAGGTGAGGCCATATGCCTTTGATGAAACCAAAATCGGGTTTTACGAGAGCAGTTTTGAAAAATATTGAAGCAACACCTAAAGCTCTCAACGAATGGGAGCAAGAAGTAATAGCGGCTAAAGACTACCTTGAAATTTACAGGACAGAAGCACTCGTCAGAGAATGTATTGATACTCTTGCCTACTTTGCAACATCCAAGGGTTATTTCATCACACTTGAACCTGTTGCAGAAAATGTAGACATCAAACAATACGAACCTATACGAAAAGAAATCGAGAGAATGTGTTACGATATCAGTCTTGAAAACATGCTTAACATTGGTGCCAGAAAAATGTTTATCTATGGTGTGGCACCATTTGAGATAGTAAAAGATGACTTTGATAACATAGTCCGCCTTTTGCCTCTCCAAGCAACTGAGATAGTAGTTCTCCTGAACGAAAACTATATGCTTCAAGGATACAAATACGGAAACGTTCAATATGAACCAGACGAAATATTTTACCTAGTCAACAACCCGCTAGAAGCAAACTATACAGGTTTCTCAAGAATCGAGCCAATAGTTGATGCTGTTAGACTCAAGAAACATTTGGAATTTGATATCAAAGAAGCAGCTTTACGTTTGTGGTCGCCGGTAGCATTATTCCAAATGGATACAACTGGTATGACACCTGAAGAGGAAGAAGAGGAACTTACAAAATTCGCTGAAAAGTTGAAACCAGGTAACTCTGTGATTTACAATAAAAGCGTGCAAGCAAGTGTTGTAAAGATGTCACCTAATATCCAAGCTCTCATTTATGCTTGGGAAGCAGCTAACGAAGAGATAATTGGTAACTTTGGTGTGCCAAAAGCATTATTGGCTCGTGAGAAAACAATGAACCGCGCTACCTTGGAATTCAGCATAAAAGCTATGTATGAGTCACAAATAGAGGGTCTTCAAGCTTACCTGAAACGAGAAGTGGAAAGACAACTATATTCCCAAGTCATCAAAAAACACGGTCTTGAAGACAAAATCAGGGCAATCCACAACTGGAAACCATACCGCAAGACAGAACTGGTCTCTTTGACCGATGCAGTCATTAAACTAGTAGAAAACAATATTATCGGACCAGAAAAGGCATGGGAACTTCTCGCTTTGGGTAGTTACGTACCAACAGAAGGAGGAGGTGAAACAAATGAGCAACATTTTTAAGCAAGTGTACATTGGTGTTATGTGCGGAAAAACCAAAACCGATGTGAAAAGAGGCTATCCGATCGAGCTTTGGAGTAATTCGGCGCTCAAGGAAGTACATTCAACTGGCAAGCCATACGTCGTAATCAGTTACAAATATGGCTTTTGCTGGTTTGATGAAAAGTACGATAGCTATGACGAGTTCGATGACCATAACTATGAACCACTCTTAAAAGCAGCGAAACAAAATCTCAGGAAAGATGTCAGAGCAATTGTGCTGTATATACCGATGTTTCCAAGATTTAGAATGCTGTACCAACAATTGATAAGAGCGTTCCCGGAAATCGAATTTTACTTGACAACTTCACTTGATCAAGCATTGAAAGTTTACGAAGATGTTGTTAGCTGGATTGAGGGTGAAGAAAAAAGGAAAATGTACGAAATTAAAAAGCCTGAAGAATTGCAACTGTTGTCCATTTTAAACATGCATAAAGACGACAATTTCTCATCGATGTCCAATAAACAACTAGTAGGAGCACATGTTGAAGCACACAGAGCATACGCTATGTTCAAGAAATATGGACATTTCGGTAGCTGGACTCTTGAAGAGATAATTGACTATCATCAAAGAGCTGTCGAAGAAATGAAAAAGAGAGGCATTAATCACAATAGCCCTCTTGAAGTCAAGCAATCTTCTGACATCCAAACGCTTATCTTCGACAAGCAAAAATTCACGAAGGACCAAGCGATTGCGTGGGCAAGAGAACACGGATTCAAGTACTCTGACATCAGAGAAACCGAGAATAACTGGAGAATCAGACAGTTCCCTCCGGAAAAATGTGCTGAATCAGGAGGCATGAAAGAGCTTTCTGAAGGAGTTAGGGCATACATCTGCCCTCTCTCTACTACTTTATCTAAGAAAGTTTATGTTGATTTGGGCGAGAATTTAAAAGATGGGAAATTCATGCCCGCTTACGATATCATTTTGCAGACAGATGGTTGTGAATGGGGTAATTGTGACTTCTGTACATTCAGTAGAGAAAAAAGAGTAAACTTCAAACCAGTTGTTGAACAGGCAAAAGAAGCATTTGAGAGACCTGAATTTGAAAAGATGCGAGATAAAGAATTCATGGTTATGTATCACTTCGGGGGTAGTTGGTATAATGAACTCACTCAGGATGAAAGAGATCAATTAATAGAGCTAGCAAAACAACATGGTGCATCTGTACTTCACATTGAATGTCTTCCACATCATGTGACCTTCGAAAAAGTTAAGGCAGATGCCGACAAGATTTATACAATTGTATGCTTAGAGTTGGAGACAGCTGATGACCAAATAAGATCACAAGCAAACCACATTGTCAAGTGGAATGATTTCGAAAAAGCTGCCAAGATCATAAGAGACGCAGGAGCACAAGTTTCCTGTTTCTTGATGCTAAAATATCCATATCTAAATGAAAAACAAGGAATCCAAGATGTCTGTAACTCAATTGACAAAGTAGCAAACTTAGTAGACAGCATAAGATTTTACCCAGTATTCATACCTGCAAACACACCTTTGTTTGAACGCTATCTGCAGGGAGAGTATCAACCTCCATGGATATGGTCATCTTTCTACGTGATCAAGTATTGCAAATCAAAGTATCCAGATCTCGTATTCCATTTCAGAGAGACTCGCCAGAGAAGGAAACTCACATACACTCACAATTGTGGTGCTTGTGACGACGATGCTATAGGAGCACTTCTTGAATTCAACAAAACACAAGACCTAGATGCAGTACTAGAAAAATATCCAAAGACAACAACCTGTCCATGCTTACTTGAATGGCTGGACGAAGTTAAAGATGTAATTGATCCTAAACTTCTATGGTTTGACCCAGATCAGATTAGAATAAAGAATACAAAAACTCTACCATCAGGAAAGCAACAAGGCGAACTAATCAAACTGGAAGACATCGTGCAAAAATTCGAGGACTTTACGATTTCAAAACCTTTCGTCTCTTTAACTGGTGGGATAGTCAACAATAGCCAAACTCAAGGTGACATAGACATCTTAATATATGGAAGTCCTGATGATCCAGATGTACAAAAGACTGTCTTCAGAATCAGCAGATTATTTGACGAACCAATGCGTAGCAGATTACATTTCCTATACTCATCTGACTTCAATGGACCATTTACTTCCTACTATCCATTATATGAACAAAAAATAGTCCGTATACCAAACGCAGAAAAGGTCGAATTGACTGATTTCATCAAACCATTGAAAGCTGGTTACAGAGCAGAGCGTGAAATCTTCAAAACAGATGATGTTAAGAAAGAAATACCTAAAGAAAAATTCCCCTTAGTAGTGCAAGTCAAATACGATGGTTTAAGAGGTCAATTGCACAAAGATGGCGACGATATCAAAATCTACTCTGATGATGGAAAGCGTATCGAACATCAACTTCCAAAGCTAGTCGAAGCATTGAAAAAGCTACCAGATTGTGTACTTGACTGTGAAATCGAACAATGGAAAGATGGTAAACATATTGGAAGAGAGGTTATAGCTGGTGAAACACACAGAAAAGAGCCATTTGACGACACGGGTGTGGTAGCAAACATTTTCGACATTATGTACTACAAAGGCGAGAACTTGATGAAGAAACCTTACAAAGAGCGTCTTGCATACCTCGACAAACTAAATATTGAGCAATGTAAGTTTGAATTCGATGGAACACCTACTGATCCTCTCAATCTCGCACCATCGCTCATAGCACACAACTACAATGAACTAGAAAAATATATTAATAAAATATTTAACCTACGCTACTCAGAAGGAGCCATGGTTAAAGCAGCAGATTCAATTTACGAAACAGATGGTATAACTAGAGAATGGTGGAAAGTTAAGAAATATGCAGAGTTACATGCAGTTATTGTCGATAGACAAGAAACAAAAACGAAAGGTGTATACAACTATTACATTGGTCTTGAAGTACCGAAGGATGTTAAGGTTAAAGAGATGGAAGAAATCAACGGTAGAAACATCATCAAGTGTGGAAAGACATTCAACACTACAAGAGAGCTGAAAAGAGGTGACATAGTAACAGTTTCCTTCCATACCCTATTCTACTATGACAAAGACGATTACGTTGATATAGGCATATATGAACCAAAAATCATGGAGAAAAGGCCGATAGAAGTAGCACCTGACAATATACATGAAGCTGTTGAAATTGCTCAAAAAGCAGGCCTCTTGCAAACAAAAGAAAGCCTCACATTGAAAGTTGGTGCAATCACCATGTGTAGCGGTGACCATAAGTTTGTTAGAACTACCGCTAGAAACTATTATAGGAGTGAAAGAATCCAGAGATTCATCAAGACCTGTGAAGAGGAAGGAATACCATGTTTCATCTTATCCTTAGAAAGAGGTATCTTAGAACCTGATTCTATCGTTGATCCATACTACGAAGAATCAACTGACTGGGAGAAAGCCGCTAGACTTGTTCAAGAAGCCGATGTTGATATCTTACTGTTCTATGACCCGCAGAAGTTGATGTCTAAGCTTGACTTCCATGCTGATCTACTGACGATTGAAAAACCAAAAATATATGTAGTTAATACATTAGAAGCACTCGTTGAGATGTACCATGCATTGGAGAGAAAGCAAGAACAATTGGCAAATGAACTCATGAATGTACCTGACGAGAACAAAACTTGGAGAGCTATCATTCACACCCATTACAGAGGCAAATCAGCTCATTTCGACTTGAGACTTGAGAGACCAAACGACTTGATTGGATGGACAATTTTCGCAGAACCAAAAGGAGCTTTAAAAGACGAAGTTAATACTCTCAAAGAAGCAAAAGAATGGGATAAGAAGATTGACTGGAAACTCAAGGGTTCCAACAAAGTCCAATGCACACCAAAATCACCTGAACCTAAACCGTGGTTAACATACGAAAAAGTCGTTGAGCCTGGACAAGTGGGTGCAACTGCTGAAGAACCTGGAGTGTTCTCCATTTACGACAAAGGTACAGTCGAATACCTTGCACAGAAGCCGTACATGCATGAGTACTGGCTCCACATGAAGCATTACAAAGGCAGAATACTGTTCAGAATGCTCAAAAACCCATACGGTGAGAAGCCAAAATTCGTATGGTTCTGCTGGTTCCCAGAAGATCAAACACCTTACGTGTTGACTGACAGATCCATCAAATCTAGATACCACACCAAACCTGGCCATTCCGAATTACCGAAGCACATCAGACAGAGAATACCGAGACAATACCACTACTGGAAAGAGACAGACTCAAAGAAAGCCTTCCAGATCAGAAAACAATTAATAGAAGCAATTAAGAAAAAGGAAGTCAAGTTAGCGGCTACCAAATATGCACTCGTACACCATTACTGGAGAGGACCACATATAATAAGAGAAGGACCAACCGAACAACATTACGACCTTTACATACAGAAGCCAGGTGAGAACAAATGCATGCACTTTGTCCTTACAGATAACATCCTCGACAGTGACAGCACAACAGGCTACCAGGAGAAAGACGCAGATATTAAATACATGACAATCGGCCAGGATGAACCTGAATCTATTCCACCTGGCACATCAGAAAACCCAACTAAAGACACACCGTGCTACATGAAGCAACTTAAGACAGGTGAAGCAATTATTTACGAAGACTCTCCACTGCTCAAGAAAATAGAACTTAAAGGCATCGGATTATTCTTATTTACCAAAGAACAAGGAGCCAGCCTTTGGAACGTTCAAAAGACAACTGCATTAGCACGTCTGTCACTCTCAGCAACTGCGGAAGGAGTAGCACTCTCGCCTGGTGTGTGGAACGGTTTCTACTATCCGCCAGAGGTTATCAAAGCAGCGAAATCCAAAATAGAACATATACCGGTTGACGTCGAGCACAAAGAAGACCTGATAGTTGGTGAGACAGGAAAGGCAACCATAAAAGGAAACGATCTTGTGGTGGAGCTCAACATATACGATGACCGATACAAAGATGCCAAATGTGGACTTTCAATCGATGCAATCATTGAAGTGGATAAAATAAGAAAAATAGTAAAAAGAATAGTTAAATTCAAAAGCCTCTCACTGGTAAGCAACCCAGCATGCAGAGTATGTTTCATAAAGGAGGTTAAAGATGCTTGAATATCTAGCAGGTGTATTTGACGCAAAGGCCAGATTCTTTGAGAAGAGAGGTGTCTTTAAAGTAACGTTAAACTTACGTGATACTGACTATCTAATATGGATCTATGAAAAGTTCTGTTCAGGTGAACTTATCAAGAACAAGAAAACCAGTTCGATCATCTGGAGACAGGAACAGATCTATCCATTGGAACAACTGCCACTTAGGCTGAAAGATAGACAGGTCAAAAACATTTGCGGTTTTCTCAAAGCAGACCTAGATGTGTTCACTCGACGAAAGGTCTTGCAAGACGTTAGGAAGTCTCTGAAAACAAAATATAGCTTCTCATCAACACCCCCTCTTCCATACATGGCTGGATTCTTTGATGTTAGCATGTGTGTGACCTTTGTTAAATACAAACCAAGAATAAATGTTATTTGCAGCAGAAAAGATCTGCTTGAAACATTCCAACAGATATTGGGTGCTGGAAGTATCTACAGGCTAAGCAAGACATATAACTTGACATTTTACCACTCAGGAGAGGTATTCAATTTCGTCCAACTGTTCTACCCTCTGGTACATTGCAAGAAGAAACACTTCTCTATTCTTTACGACCTGTTTGCAGACCTGATTGCCGCAGATGAAGCAAAATCTCTTATTTCAAGACTTAATTCTACTGTCTGAATTCAACGAACTCGTATTATATTTAAACTACCTAAATAATATTGGTGATACTATGCCAGAGGAAGTTGATCAAAAGAAATATCCTCTACCGGACTCTAAGAAGCCGTTTAAAGTAGATGGATCGGCTATAGAGTACATTGTAATATTCCCGAAAGGCTACACAGAGTACGAGCACAAGGATTGGAACGCAGAGAACGACGACTTGAAGAAAGAGAACGACGATCTGAAGAAGAAGAACCAAGAGCTGGCAGATCAAGTCACTGAGCTTTCCAGCAAGCTGTCTGCACTAGAGGACAAGCTGAAGAAACAAACTGTCGAAGAAATCGTTAAGATGAGGAAAGCACTCAGTCTTGATCCGAACGAGGAAGAACTTTCAAAGATGAGTCTGAACGAACTGCAGATCGTCAAGACGACATTGAGCCAAATACCAGCCAAGAAAGAACCTGAAGTAAAGGCAAAGCTTTCTCAGGAGGAGCAAATCTCCGAGGAAGAGAAGATAGGTCGCGAACTGTTCGGCGACAAATATGTGGGGTGATCTAAATGACAAGTGCTGGAGATATAGCAAAAGAATATGATTTGCATGTAATACAGAACGTTGCTAGCTCAGACGCAGACACTCACGCCATTTCCAGAGGTGACATTGTTTGCTGGGACAAATCGAACAACGATGGTTTCATGCAGGCAACTAACTCAACCACAGGACCATTCGGTGTTGCGCTTGATGACGCAGATGCTGCAGGTGACTCTATAAGAGTACTTGACTCAGGCGTTGTTTGGGTTGGAAAGGTAACCGGACAAGCACTTCACGCGAAAGAATATGTGGAAGTGTCTTCAACAGCCGGAAAGGTAACAATATTCGACTATTCCAGTGGAACATTCAAAGACGTTGTTGGAACCGTCGTTAAAGATGCCGCTGCAAACGATACAGTAGTGCTTATAAAATTGGGAATGTAAGGTGATATTATGGCAGATTCAGGATTTGTAGATATATCCAAAATAACAAACGTGAAGGATAGGGTCATTGTAAAGCAAGTTTTCGGACTTGCACAACAGCAACTGAAACTTCGTACAATATGTAAAGTAATACCAATGCCGAAACTGACAGCTGATGTCAGAGTAGCCACATCGCTTGCAGGTCAAAGACATGTTAAAGAACTTCAGGAAGCAAGACTTGATTCAATTGCTTTCACAAAAGTGTCTTTTGATCTCGCAACATATGGTAAGAACGTTGTACACGTGGCTATTTCTGAAGAGGCGAACAGACAAACTGATCTTAACCTGTTGGACATACACGTCCAAGATGCAGCCACTGCACTAGCCACCATGGAGAACATGGACATAGCTGAGGAGCTTGACAACCTTTCATCAGCCAACAACATAACTGGATCTAACTGGGCAGAAGCTAACGATCCAGCCGATGACATAATGGCTGCAGTCGAGCAGATTGAATCGCAGGAGAAGGGTTTCACGGCAGACACCATTTTCATGCACCCGACTGTTTACGCAAAGCTTGTATCCAACGAGGAAGTCAGAAAATACATTGACAAGAG